CAACATTAAGCAGTCCTTATCAGTTCGATTTAGCAGATGCAACAGATGCATCTGACTTTGTAACTGCATGGTCAGCGGCGAATATACCTTACACAAGTGCATCAGTTAATGATGACGGTTCTATTCAACTACAACACACTTCAGGTGGAGTTATAGTTTTAGATGAATACAGCAGTGTAAACGGTGTTTCAAATGGCGTATTTACAGAAGCAGGTTTCACAACAGCAACAACAGGTTGTAAAATAGGTCCATTTAGAGATGACATTGAATTCAATGCAACTCAGACTGCTACATCAGGTTCTGGTACAGGATTATCAATTAAAATAACTAATGACTACGGTTATTATGACTTTGATCCAGATGCAGTAGTTGTAGGTGGTAGTGGACACGCAGTAGGCGATATTGTTACTTTCTCAGGTGCAGACTTGGGAGGAGCAACTCCAGGAAACGACTTAAAAGTCACAGTTTCTAGTGTTACAGCCGGTGTTGTTACATCTTATACATGGAATTCAGGTACAGGCGTAGATATGTTTACGACTCAATTATCTAACTGGAGAGAATTCTCGTTAACAACAACTGGAGCAAACTCATTAACAGCAAATGAAGGTGCACCAACTGCAATACCAGATAACTTTACTAACTGGTTCTATTCTTCAACTAATCAAGTAGACATTATGATGAATTATAATGGTGCTTGGAAAGGTTATAAATCACAAGGATATGATTCAAACGGATTACCTAGTCCAGCAGTCGCAAACGCAACTGATCCTAAAGGACCACTTGTAAGTGCAACTGAGCCGACTACACAATCTGATTTAACAGCATTAGTATATGGTGATCTTTGGTTAGACACTACAGACTTAGAAACTTACCCAAATCTTTACAGATGGCAGTCAGTTCCAGCAGTAGGTGGCGGTAGTGCTACTGATAAGTGGGTCTTAATCGACAACACTGATCAAACTACACCAGCTGGCATCTTATTTAAAGATGCACGTTGGGCAACTAACGGAACAACTAATCCAGCAAATGACCCGATACCAAGTATCGTATCATTACTATCAAGTGATTACTTAGACGTTGATGCTCCTTTATCATCAAATTACCCACAAGGTATGATAATGTGGAACACAAGACGTAACTCATACAATGTTAAACAGTATCGTATAAATTACTTTAATGCTGACAGATTCCCAACTGCTTCTTTACCAACACAAAAAGATGCGTGGGTAACTGCTTCAGGTGATGCATCTGACGGTTCAATGAACGCAGGTCGTAAAGCACAAAGAGCAATGGTAACTAAAGCATTACGTTCATCAATTGATACTAACGTTGCAATTAGAGACGAAGATAACTACTTCAACTTACAAGCAACTCCAGGTTATCCTGAACTACAGCCTAACATGGTAGCATTGAACTCTGATAGAGGTGAGACTTCTTACATCGTTGGTGATACACCATTCAGATTGAAAGATGATGCAACTGAAATTCAGGCTTGGGCAACTAACGCCGCAGGCGCAGTAACAACAGGTGAAGATGGACTTGTAACTAGAAATACTTACATGGGTCTATTCTATCCATCAGGTATCACTAGTGATCTATCTGGTAACTTAGTTGCTGTACCATCATCACACATGATGACAAGAACTATGTTGCGTAATGATAATATTGCTTTCCCTTGGTTAGCTCCAGCAGGAACTAGACGTGGTATTATTGATAATGCTACAAGCATTGGTTACATTGACGCAGAAGGTGAGTTTAACTCAATCAGAACAAGAATTGGTATTAGAGATGTGTTATACACTAACTTTATTAACCCAATGGTATTCTTTACAGGTAACGGATTATTGAACTATGGTAACAAAACTTCATTTAATTCTTCATCTGCATTAGACAGAGTGAACGTAGCAAGATTAGTTGCTTACATACGTAGACAATTAATACTAGCCGCGAGACCGTTTGTCTTTGAACCTAATGATCCTCAAACAAGAAAGTCTATTAAAGCAGTAGTAGAAACATTGTTCCAAGACTTAGTTTCAAAAAGAGGATTATATGACTACTCAGTAGTTTGTGATGATTCTAATAACACTCCAGCAAGAATAGATCGAAATGAACTTTGGATTGACGTAGCAGTAGAGCCCGTGAAAGCCGCTGAGTTTATCTACATTCCGG